GCAATTGAACCCGACCAATTACGCCGCTGCAACCCTTCGACAAGCTAGGCTCACTTGCCGCCCGACGGACTCAATCTCTACCGTAGGTAGCTCAGCAGCGCCAAGTTCTACTACTGGTTCCGATAGCGGGTCATATCAAATCCCCGAATATTATTATTCCAGCCCCCAATCGAACGGTCCGGCCCCAAGCCTCAGTATGAGCTTCAGCCCACCCACCATAGTCAGCACACATGCAAATTTCATGCAGTGCCCAGCTTACACCACCCTACTGAGCAACCTCATGAACATCACTCCAGCACTCGACATCTGCACTGGAGCCGTCACCTGCTTCCAATGCACGGCCACCATCATAGTTGATGCCTCTGGACCCTCAAATTCACCTGGCCCAGTTCGAAGCGCTACTTGTCCGAACGGCCACACACTAGCAAACGGCGATCACACACTCCTTGACAACACCATAGTCACCCAACCACCCGCTAACTGGCACCGAAACATCCGAAACCACTTAGTCATTAACCCTGACGACCAAATTTACCGCGTTCAAAACGCCGTCTACAGCCACACCCAAAACACCTCGAGACCAAACCAAAGCCGAACCAACTCAAACAGACAACCAGGTTCAGCCGGTTCAGTACGAGCTTCTCAACGGGGAGTTCAAACCCCCACTTCACAGACCCGTCGACCAACTTCCCACACTCCTTCTAACAACTCACAAACTCCTCGCTCCGCCGCCAACAGTTACACCGGATTACAACGCGGACCATGGACAGAAAACTACTGCCTTCTAACATGCTTCTCAACCCTTAGTTGCCGGAGTATATCAAGCATATGGCGCGACTACACCCAAATCTATGGTGCTGCTCTCGCCGACTCCGAAGTCAATAATAGACTAGGCGCAATCCACATTTACCGCCTTGCAAAGATGCTAAGAATGAAGGTCGAACTGCGCTACGTTGAAGCCAGCGGTACCTGCTCCTCACGAATATACGGGCAGAGAAACCGCGGCCAGACCAGAATCATTTACTATACTGAGTCGCACTTTCAACTTGACCGCTTCGACCCCACACCAGACATCACCGAGCCCAAAACCACAAACCCCGACCATGAGATTTGCCCAGTTACAGAGCTCACTGATGACGAGAGGACCATAGCATCCAATTACCCGGGCCACTTTTACTACTACCGACCAACCCGCGCTAGAGCGAAGCAATACACTACTGAAATCAAAGACGGCACTACTGGCATTCTATCACGTGTGCGTGATGCACAGGGCAACAATTACACCGC